CCATCAACGTCGACGGCGGCAAGTCCTTCATCATGCTCATGTCCCCGGAGACGAAATACGACATTCGCCGGGAAGTGGGCGATGCCGGCTGGCTGACCCTGGAAAAGGCAAAGGCCGCCGCTGCCGGCGCGAAGAGCCCGATTTTCACGGCTGCCGACTCCTACTACAGCGGCGTGCTGCTGATGGAGCATGAAACCTGCGTCAAGCACGCCACGCTGCACACCAGCAACGGCTCGGCCGCGGTTCCCACCGTCCGCAATCTGTTCCTTGGCGCCCATGCAATCTCGGTTGCGCACGGCATGAAGGGCCAGAACGGCAACGTGCGCTATGAACTGACCGATTCCGACCTGGACCACGGCGAGGAAGAAGTCATCATCACCCGCATGATTGCCGGCTGGATCAAAAACAAGTTCAATGACATGGACTTTGGCGTTCAGGCCTGCGACACCGCCTACACTTCGATCAGCTAACCACTGATCTTCACGACGCCGGCCGGGACTTTCCTGGCCGGCTAGGAAACCCAGGAAAACAGGAGAAACACAAATGGCACAATATCAATCGAAGCAGATTGCTAACAACGAGGCGCTTGCTACCGCTGACGGCGCTACCGAGGTCATCGCCATCATCGGCGACTTCACTACCGTCACCGGCATGGTCACGGGCGAAATCATCGAAATGTGCGGCCTTCCGGCCGGCTACGTCCCGGTCGATGTCATCGTCGCTTTCGACGCATCGGCCGGCGCCGCTTTCACGACCGACTGCGGCGTGCTCTCGGGTGACTACGGGTCGACCGCTGTTCGCACGATGGGCAACGAGGGCTTTGCCGCCAACTCGGCCGGCCAGGGCGCTGCCGGCCTGGTCCGCGCGGTCAAGCCGGGCCTGGCCCAACTCGCCCCGACCGACAACGACCGCGGCATTGGCTTGAAGATCGTTGGCACCCTGACCACCCTGGTCGTGGGAACCAACATCCGGATGACCCTGCTCGCCCGCGCTGCGCGCAACGGCGTCTAAGCAATGGGACGCCCGCGCAAGAGTGCGATTCATCCGGAAACGGGTGGGCAATTCACAGCGGGGGCCGCAACGCCCCCGTCTGGTTTTGCTGTATCGCGGTCGATCAGCGATATGTCCGGCGATGTTCTCAAGGCGCACGCGCGCAAGCTCGGCATCCCCGAGCGTGACGTGAGCGGCCTGTCTGAGGATCGGTTGCGGCAGAACTGCATGGTCATGGTAAACGAGTCTCTCGGAGACGACTGATGAATCTCTCGGCTCTTCGTTCTACTTTCAGGGTTCGCGCCGGCGACACGAAAAGGCCATACCTGTGGTCTGATGACGAGGTTAATTCCTACATCAACGAGGCTTACACCGAGGCCGTAGATCGTGGCCTGGTGATCTATGACCGAGAATCTTTCACGGTCGATGTCGAAGTCGGTGTTACCAATTACCAGCTTGATCCGGCAATCATTCGCGTCATGGGGGCCGCAGTCACGTCGCGCTCCGGGGTGGATCTCCCCGAGCCCGAGCCAATGCGCCTTGGCAACCGGCGCTACGACTTCACGTCGCGCGAGTTCATTGACGGCGCGGCCTATCGCATTGACGAGGACGGCATGTTCGTTCTGGCGTCGTCGCCGACTGAGGCGGCCGTGATTGCGATCGAGGCGCATCGCTATCCTGAACCGCTCGAAAGCGATGATGACGAGCCCGTGGTCATGGCGATCTACCACCAGAAGATGCTCTCATGGGCGTTGAAGCTGGCCTACTTGAAGCCGGACGCCGACACATTCGATCTAGGTCTGTCCGACAAGCACGACGAAGAGTTCACCAGAACATTTGGGCCGCCAAAGACGGCCCAGGATCACCGGCAACGGCGCCGCCGGCAGGCGAGAAGCTACAAGACGCCGGGTTACTAGATGACCCGCGCAGGCGGGTTGTTTTTTGCCAAAATACTGGCTGGCAGCGTATAAATCAGCATCTAATCTTTCCACGATTTCGACAATGAAACTTTCCATAAGCGGCAACACCATCTACGCCGACAACCTGAAAGTCTGTTTCTGTGAGGCCGGAAATGAGCGCACAAGTATTCCCGCTGGACACTACCCGGTCACGATCGAATTCAGCCACGTCCACGACCTCGAACTGCCAAAGGCCGATGGAATCGGATGGATTGGCGCTTCTCATGGCTGCGACATCGTTTTGGGTGGAGTCATCGGTAGCTCTGGCGTCATTCCAAGCCGCAATCCTCTTGGCCGCCTTCTCGCGATGATCCAGGCGAAAGAGGACATGGGGTCAAGCGTTACCCTGGAGGTTGCGTGACGACAATTGAAGAAAGGCTAGATGCCCTTGAATCGACGTGTCGGACGCTTTCCGCCAAAGTCAGGGCGCTTGAAGCCCCTGGCAAGCGCGTTCCTGAAACGCGGAATACTGAGTCAATCAGGTATGACCGGTACGGACGCGAGATACCAGAATCACCACCCCCGAGAGGTTTCAATGTTCCAATTTGATCTTCTACCCAACTGGAAAGACGTGGCCAAGAAGGCATGGAGCATGTGGGGAAACTACATCACCATGATCCTGGCTGGCATGGAAACGGTATCCGTCGTGTTCCTGAATGGCGAACCGTCGCTGACTGTGACGCTGGCGGTGTTTGCGGTGATCGCACTCTCGACCGGCGCGCGGCTGGTATCGCAGACGGGATTGAGCAAATGAACCCGCGCTACCTGTCCCGCAAGTTCCTCCTGACGCTGCTGATCGTCCTGCTCGGCACGTTGCTGCGCTGGTTCGATATGGTCGACGGCGGGATGTGGGTCACGGTTGTTTCGCTGGCCCTGACGGTCTATGTCGGCGGCAACGTGGCGCAGAAGAGGGTACAGCCATGATCAACGCCAAGTACGCGAGAACCACGGTCGCCGCCCTTACCCTGTCCGCCGCCGGCTTTGCCGGGATCGTGCTGCATGAGGGCTACTCCAACAATGCGATCATTCCAGTCCCAGGCGACGTGCCAACGGTCGGCTTCGGTTCAACCGTGCATGAGGATGGTCTGCCGGTTCGCATGGGGGAGACAATCACTCCTCCAAAGGCTGTTCGTATGTCCGTGGCGCACATTTCCAAGGACGAGAAGGGTGTGCGCCAGTGCCTCGGGGAAACGGCGACGCTGTACCAACATGAGTGGGACGCCTACGTGTCGTTCGCCTACAACGTCGGGCTGCGCAACTTCTGCCAGTCATCCATCCCGGCCAAGGTCCGCGCAGGCCAGTACGCAGAAGCCTGTCAGGTCATGGGCCAGTTCGTTTGCGGACCGGCGACGCAAGCCACTCGGGCGAAGCCTGGGCAGAAATGCTACCACCCCACCAGACCGTTGCGGGTTCTTCAAGGGCTTGTTAACAGGCGCGGCGAGGAAGTTGCTACCTGCCTCGGTGAGGGAACCAAATGAACACGTTCCGACGCGGCATCATTTCTTCTGAAATTACTTCCCTCTGCGATTCGGAGCGGCGCATCAACGTCCTGATCACAGCCGAGGAAAAGGCGCTCGAAGCGCAGCCCGATTCAATCGAGAACTCACAGCATTCCGCCGGAACCCGTGTCGCCATCGCCACGCTGAAGTTCGCTCGGGATGACGTGCAGAAGGCGATCCGCAACCTGAAGACCGCGCTTGAATCCGAGAACATCGAGCACATCGACATCGGGAGCGACCCGTGCTCGCCATGATGACCCCAACCCGATACCTGCTGCTCGGCATGGCCGTTGCGCTTGCAGCGATGGCGCTGCTTCTGTTCGGCGCGAACGCGCGTGCGAAGCAGTTCAAGGCCGAGCTTGAAACATGCACCGCAAACCACAAAGCGTTCGTGTCCCTCACGAAGTCTGCTGGAGAACTTGCCAAGGTCAAGGCCCAAGCCACGGAGTTGAAAAATGAAATCATCGTCGAACAAACCCACACCGGGTGGGCTGCTGCTCTTGCTTCTGTGCGCACTGACGCTAACCGTGAGCGGCTGCGCGTCGCAACCGGTGGAGGTTCCAGTGGCGGTGGAGTGTCCACGCCCACCCAAGATCGACCCTTCAATGCTGGAGCCGACGCCAACGCAATACCTCCTGCCGCACGAGTTGCGCAGGACTGCGCGGAAACAACCATAACGGCGAATTATTTGCAGAGCTACATCGAGAAAGTCGAGGCGCGTTGATGTTTGAACATTCCGGACATTTTGAGTGGTTTTACCGGGCAGTAGAGAACGCAAAGGACGCTCTCGCTTCGTTCGTGTTTTACGGTGTGACGCAGCAGATGTCGATCAACACGTCAGCCGTCGCTACGTCGGTCGTCGTCGGTGTTCTGTCTGCAATGGCCGCGACATACATGCAGAGCGACCGAACAGCCAACGACCAGAAGCGCGAGGCCGCCGCTAATGCCGAGTTCCGCCAGGAAGTGAAGGAATACATGAAGAACCAAAGGGACAGCCTGACCCAGGTTTATGAGAAAACCGGGCGCCTCGAAGTAGAGATCGCTGCGATGCGCGGAGCCATGAGCGGGATGAGCGGGATGAGTGGTATGGGCGGCTCTCGTGGCCAACGGGGGGTGAGGAATGACCGGTAACGCTCTTCTGTCTAACAGCGCGCAGATGACCCCCGGTTTCTGCTATCCGCCGTTTCACGTTGAAACTTTCCCTATTGGTTCATGCGTTATGAACCGGAACGACTTCAACTGCCTTCAGTTCTCCGGAACTCCGGGAGCTAAATTCACGAACCGTGAAGCTGCCGAGAAGATCGCAGCAGATTGGAATGCGACGTATGGCAACTAAGCAAACGCTGAACATTGTTCGCGGAAAGACGCTTTCGCTGGTCATCCGGTGGGAGACGACGCCGGTTGTTTCAAAAGCCATTACGGCAATCAGCTTGGCGACTGGCTTCCCCCGCCCCACTGTGTCTTCGCATGGGTGCCCAGACGGGTGGCGGGGCTACGTTACCTCTGTGCAGGGCATGAAGCAGATCAACACCGAAAACTCAGAGCGACCGAAGTACCGTGATGTCACGGTAATCGACGCCAATACCATCGAGTTCAATGGCTGGAATCCGGTCGATGACAGTGGGCGCGATTGGTCGGCTTATA